TCTGAGGCGATATGCTTCTACTCTAGCATCTGAAACACCGCCTGCTAAAATAGACCATGAAGCCTGACTTGAAGATATCTTCTTTGTACTCATATTCAACGCCCCTTCTTATTAAGAGAAGGGGCTAGATAAAGAGTCTAAAGTTAACCCTCGATGAGCTTCTTAAGAGCGTTAGCTACGCCCTTAGTCTCTACAGCGATGATTTCATCAAGAACCTCAGGTCGAGAGGAGTACTTCTCATAGGCGATCTTGGCTCTCTTTCTCCATTGAGGGCTCATATCCCACTCAACGCCACTTGGTAAGTGAGCCACCTTAGACTCATCCTTACCTATAGATACCGCACCTTGATCGGGTTGTACTTCCCCATCAATCGCGCTCAGAATTTGAGAGTTCTCTACTGCCTCGGTGTCTTCGGGAGCTGAGGGCTCAACATTTAAAGAGACTTCCACGTCATCTTCTACAGAGAGAGAATCTGATGCGGGCTTGCGCTCAATTACGTCCTCTCGGTCTAGGTTATCAAGCCTGCTGATTTCCTGCGAAGCCTGCGAGCCATCTGAAATGACAGTCTTTTGCTTGCTCGCTGTCTTGATCTTAATTTGACCAACGGGCTCTGCACCCTGAGACTCTGAAATCCCGCCGCCTGAAACCTCTGCACTAGAAGCTCCTGCGACAATCGCCCCGCTCTTGCTCTCCACGCTCGCAACTGAAATCATGTCCTCATCTTGAGACTCTACAACGAGAGGGAACTTCTTAGGCGCAGAAGCTTCCTTCGTAGCTCCCGTTGGTGCAACTTCAGAAACAGCTCTTTCTTCCTCATAGACTGTCTCGACAGCCATTTCCTTCTTTGGCTTTGAGGGAGTTTGAGCCTCTATCGCCTCATCAACATTTTGAGGAGCGGAAGCGTCTGTGATTGTCAGCCAGCCCCGCTTCACCCCTGCACGAAGCTCAGGCATAACTTCCGTAGTCCCGCCAAACTTTAGAGTATACCCATCATACTCTACGATGTCCCCCTTTCGGAGGTTCTTCTGAAGGCGACCCAAATGTACTGTCGTCTGTGCTTCGAGCAAGACAAATTCATCTCTCTTAAACTCCATGTTTGTTCTCTCCATGTGAAAGGGTTAAGAAGTTATATATACTACCAATAAAAATCTAATCAAGAGGACAAAAAACTACTCCTCAGGAGCAAACTTCTTCATCTTTTGATATTCAAGAGCCATCTCCATGTAGCTCTTATCTATTATTTCATCATTATTTTTAGCTCTCATAAGAGAGTCATATATTTCGTCTGAATAGTCAGAGATGTTCTTTTTAAGAAATTGCCTCGTCTGAGCACCCCTGTACGCATCTAGCACAGAGTACATTCTCATCACCATCAAGTCTCTTGAGATTTCTGCCTTGGCGGTGCGAGGGGGGGTGTCGCCAAACAAGTTCTTAACCGCACTAACTCCATCGGACACATAAGAGAGCGGTTCAAGAACATTAGATAAGAATCTAGTCCCCTTAGTAAGAGGATCTCTTAGGTCGTGAAGAGCATAAGACTCTGAAAGGGAACGGGCTTCTCCAACCCCTTCATTTAAGTAAGCCTCAAATACCCCGCCCATTTTTGAAATGGCTTCAGAAAGCTCTTCCTCAGAGCTTGCTGATTCAAGCTGCTTTTTAACACCTTCCATTTTAGAGGAATACTCCTCATTCAATTCAGAGGGGTTGTTTCTCGTATTAGCTAAAAACTTAAGAGCTTCCACGAGACTTTCGGGGGTGTCAGCTCTCTCTGACAATTTTGTTGAGATCTTGTCTATCGTCTCAACACAAGCATTCTCTAGGTAGCTTTTAACATTGAAACCTAGAACACTAGACTCATCTAATTCACCACCGCTAAAACCAGGAATGTCCTCTAAAGAGAGCCCCATCTCTTTTAAGCCCTCAAGACCAAGCGAACCAATCGACCCTGCTATTTCATCAATAACAAAAGACCTGACAGCTTTAGCGCTATGTTGTAGTGCTTTTTTCCCGAACCGCTCTTTAAGAAGGCTCTCTATTTCTCCTTCATCTTTGCCCTGCATCTCTTTATTCAACTCTGAAATATCTTCCAAGCGGAAGAAAGATAAGACTTCAGACGCTTTTTGTGCAGAAGCTTGTGACAAAAGATAGCCGATAGCATAAGCCCCCCCTTGGACAAGTTCGCTTTTTTGTTGGGTTCTCTGCCACAGGAAGCTGTCGAGAAAGTTAGAATAGAAATTCCTGCGCGTAGTGAAAGAATAAGCATTGAAACTGCCGTCTAGCCTTTTGCAAAAATCCAAAGCTTCAACCTTATCGGGACTAGACATTAGGCGATTGATATTCTTCTTGAAGTCCTCATAGCTAACAACTGAGGAGTCAAGCTCTTCAAAGGCATCTGCCCGATCTTTATTTCTGCTGTAATAGTCTAGGTAGAGGTCGAGAAGGGTTTGCTCTGCCCACTTATTCTTCTTCTTAGCTTTAGAGATCAGAGTAGAAGCGGTGTTGGACTCTTCGGTGTCGGGGTCAACCCAAGGACCTAAAGAATCACTCTCAACCAAATAAGCATGAAATAAGAAATTGTTCTTAGCCTTCCTTAATGCTTCTTTACGTTCTAGTTCGTCCACCTCTTTTTGAAGCTTATCAACATTCCCTCCTTTTAACTCTTTCTCTCTTTCTAGCTGCTTCTTCTTCTCTTGTAGAGTTCTCTTCCGATCTCTCTTGTTTTGCTTCTTTCGGGCAAAACGATCTCCGAAGGTGTCACAGGATTCGCTCTGTAGACCATATAAAATATATGGAATTAAAATAGGTCTTAAATGAGGTTCCTCATAAGCGAGCCGTATTAGTTTGCCTAGTAAGTTCATGTGAACCGCCTCCAACATTATTGAAAGAGAAGATGAGATTGAGAAACTATTATTTCGCCTATGGACAGCACCTCTCTGAGTACCTCGCAACGACATCATTTCCTTCTGCTAGATTCTTTAAGTTCGCACTCGTCAAAGACTATAGGCTCTGTTTCAGCCCTCTAGGTCTTTGTGGCATCGTCAAATCTAAAGAAGGAGATTATGTCGAGGGTATTCTATACTCAATTGACGCAAATGAAATACCCGAACCTTTTGAGGGCAGTATAAAACTAAGCCTCCCCGTCCTTACAGACGAGGGGAGATGGGTCGATGCGATCACTTTTGTGAATAAAGAAAGTGAAAAAAGCGCAACCCCTGAGCAAGAGCTTCTTGATTTGCTCTTTAAGAAATACCACGACTATGGGTTCAACCGAAAGAACCTAGAGTCGGCTCTCGAACCTTAGTGATATTTTCTTCTTATATGGACGTTTTTATAAGAATTATCAGGCGCAGGATAATCATCAGACCAATCATTAGCTGGACCTATCACTTCAGGATAGGTTGGGTCAGGCACATCATCAGGAGTCACATACCCACCCTTTAACATAAAATGCCGAACTACGGTATGAATCACTGGCGTACGAATCGAATATCTCTCTATATTACATTCCCTTGCAACAAGGCTTATTGTATTATCTGAGATTGTTCGTTCAATTTCGCGAAGGGCAAGTTTAAAACGATCAGATTTAATTCTAGTTTGCCTAGAAACAGAGTCGAGTATCTCTTCAATTTTTCTGACGGCGGTCGGCACAGACATGAACCTGCCTGCTTGTCTTTCAAGACGAGCAACTCTTACTTGTAGCTCTTTTAGGACTTCACTTGCTGATCTTCTCATAATGGTTCCTCTCCATTAAGGTTAAGAAGGGCTAAAGGACACTCCATACAAGAGAGATAAACAAAAAAAAAACCTCAACCCCCCGAAGGGAGCTGAGGTTCTTTCTGAGTCTCACCTAGCGTCCTATTTCTAAGGCGCTATTTCACAAGCTATTAGCGAGTGACGGTGAGGCGAGCAAGACCGCGAGGGTTGTACGCGCCAATACCGAGATTCTCAAACACGCTGAAGCCGATGGTACGAGCCTTCGGGTCGTCAGCAGAGAGAACAGTCAGCTCTGTACGGACAGGGATGCGACCGAACATCTCAGGCTCACAAGCAACGTAGACAGTCCCCGCAGGAACAAGACGGCTAGTGATGACCTGTGCGCCCCAAAGGGTAGCCTGTAGACCTGTCTTAAGAAGAGCGGCTTGACTCTCGATGTCGAGAATGTCACGACCGAACTTACGGATGTCTGCGTAGTCGCGAGCGTTCATGTAAACGCGAGCAACACGGAGATCGTGACGCTCGATGAGCGCGTAAGCGTCAGCGAGGACAGCACCATTAAGAGGAGCGATGACAGGAATGTCAGCGTTCGTCTGACCAGGAAGGCTATCGAACCCACTTGTAGCAACTGCGTCAAGGATAGCGAATACACGCTCGTCCTCAGCAGCCTGAATCTGAGCGCGAGCCAAGTCCTGAGCTCTCTCAATCAGATCGAAGCGACGCTCCTTAATCTGAGTGAGGGGGATTTCGGGGTTTGACGCGATCTCAAATAGAGGGAAGATCACACGACGTGGCTTGGTGATGGCGAGAATGTTCTCGCCCTCTTCACCCACTACGAACGCGGTGACATCGGGGTCTTTGTCGTAGATAGGTAGAGCGCCATCGGGCAACTGCTCAACGAGGAAAGTCTTACGACCAACGCTCGTATAGTCACGGCGAAGGCGAAGGGGCTGTGTCATTGAAGCGGCGAGCTTGCTACGACCCTGTGGGGTCTTGATGTAGTCAGCGATGAGCTTCTGCTTTACTGCGTTATCAACATTAGACATAACTGATCTCCTTTCTATCAGATGCGTTGGTCATAAACCAACTCGTCTGAGTTGGAGTCAGGAACAATCTTAAGAACACCGATGACAAGACCACCGTCAACTGCGTGAGCAGACGCTGCGTCATTGGTAAGAAAGCCGTTGATTGAAGCAATAAGCTGATCACCGACAGTATAGGTGAGATCACCGAAACCACCTGCCTGAGTCTGAGTCTCAAACAGCTTGTTGCCGTAGCAACCCTGTGCTGAGACGTATGGACCACGATTGCTCGCAACGCCAGGCTGATTCTCAAAAGCATTTCCGACTGCATTGTTGATGAACACGCCAAGAACGCGCTCAGTTGCAGCAGGAGCAGCAGTAGGACCACCATGTGTGTTGTCACCATCGGGGCGAGCGAAAGCAATTGAACCCGAAAGAATACCGAGAACAACACCATCGAGAAGTCCTGATGCCTGTGTGACAGCGGCAGGGTCGGGAGAGTGGGCAGGGTTACTCTGAGTGAAAGCGTCTGCGGTAAGCTGTCCAACGGTGTTACGAACACCAACGTGCAGAATACGGAGTGCAGAGCTACTCTCAGTAAACCCACCACTAGCTTGTCCAAGTAGAGCCATAGTTAATCTCCTAGAAGCTCATACTCCTTGTTTCCAAGAAGTAGTGTGTTTGTGAAATGGGAGCGAGGCTCCCGAAAAGATTTACAACAATAATGCGTATTAAGATAAAGGAACTAAAGAGTTCCTTTTATCCATTAACCGAAATACTTGCTCACGTCGGGAGCTGACTCCCAAAGCTTAGAAAGCTCATCGGTTGCGCTAGATGCCTCGCGACTAATGTTGCCGAGAGTCTTAACAGAGGCTTGGCGAGTAGTCGTCTGAGGGCGGAAAGAAGCAGACTTCTTTGTAGCCTCCTCCTCAGAAGCCTCCTCCTCAGAAGCCTCCTCCTCAGAAGCCTCCTCCTCCGCAGCTTGGAAGATTCGAGCGAGCTTGGGGTCAATCCCCGCCTCTTCAGAAGCAACATCAAGACCCATGTGATCATGCGCCTCTGCCATCATGGTAGCGTCATGCGCCTCTGCCATCATGGTAGCGTCATGCGCCCCTGCCATCATGGTAGCGTCATGCGCCCCTGCCATCAT